GATCGTTAGGGTCTGTACTATTAATATTTCTATGTCTATTTCTTTCAATAAACTCTTTGACTTCTGGATTTGTTTCGTGTATGTCTCTAAAGAATACGTTTGACTTATCTGATTTAGGATGCCAACCCTCATGGTAAACATACAAATCAAACGGCCAGTTATAGGTATTCATAAACCTATGAGCATAATAATCGTATAACTTTTGATTAAATGTTGTTACTAATGCTATTTTCATAACCAACTTTCTTAATAAAATAACTATCTGCTATATCTGATACAGGATTGCCTACTTTATCTGTATCTAATAACTTCTTCAAGTCAATCTTTGTTTCTTTTACAAATGCCTCGTACATCATATCTTTATCTGCGTTGCCTTTTCCTGTAGCACCTTTTTTAACAACACTAGGTACAACTGTTTCATAAGGTATATTTGCTTCTTGTAATCTATATTTGAGTATGCCACAGTTCTCAGCAATCTGAAATATTGCTTGACCTTTACTACCATAGGAGTAGCCTTCAATAAAAACTTTAGGGTTATATACTTGATTGATAATATCAAATACAAAATCTGAGATATAGGAAAATCTCTGTATAGGGGTTGTCCATTCTTTATGTTCATATCCAATAATATCTTCACTTAGTTTACCTATGTATTTCTTTTTGTTTGTTAAAAAGAAAAACATTAATGCCCCATTGTCAATACACACAGCAGGACTTGTTAAACTATAATCAATTCCAATCAGCGTGGTCGTGTCTGTCTGTAACATCTTCTTCATCATCCGTTTCATATCCACAAAAAGGGCATAAATGAGGTTCTAAATCTTGTACCTCATCATCCCAATGTATGGTATATTTAGTCTCGCAATTAGAACAGACTTTTTCTACTTCTTCCATTATAGTTTAAATTTCTTAAATTGATCTTTCTTCACGTCTTGTTTAATACCACCAATAACATAACTTTCTATTTCAGTTTCTTGTGGTGCGTTTTGTAAACTTCGGCTATTTAACCAATGATCTATCCATGGCAATGGGTTAGTTTTTTGTTCATAAACAGCATTTAGACCTATACCTCTCATACGTCTATTTGCCATATACTCTACAAATTGATGTAAAAGTTTTTCTGATAATCCTATCATAGAACCTTTACTAAACAAATAAGTTGCCCAACGTTTCTCTTGTTGTAAGGCGTCATCATACATTTGATAAACTTCTTTCTCACATTCTTTTCTAATCTTAATCATATCTCTATCATCATTTCTGTCGTGCCAATTATTAATAATTGTTTGAGACATTGCTAAATGTTGGCTCTCGTCTCTAGCAATAAATGATATAATTTTAGCAGAGCCTTCTAATAATTTTAATTCACCAAAAGCAAAACTACAAGCAAATGAAACATAAAATCTTAAACCTTCTAATATGTTTACAGTTACCATAGTTTTATATAAGTTCTTTTTTAACTCATACATATCTACTTTTTTATTATCAATAGCCCACTGATAACCCATATTAATTAAATTATCATATTGTTCGGTAACTGCGTTTGCTCTCTTCTCAATTTTTTCATCTTGTATAATTGTATCAAAAACATCTGCTGGATTTGGGTATAAGTTTTTTATTATGTATGTGTATGATCTACTATGTATGGTTTCCATAAAGTCCCATGTTACAATAGCACCTTCTAGTTCAGGTAAAGAAACAAAAGGTAAAAATGCCATACATGGTCCTCTGCCTTGTACACTATCTAACATAGTTTGATATTTTAAATTAGATGTAAATATAAACTTTTGTTGTTCAGGTAATTCTTGGAAGTCGTTTCTGTCTTTTTGTAAAGATACTTCTTCAGGTCGCCAAAAATATCCTAATTGTTGTTGTGTTAACTTATCAAAGATAGGATATTTCATTGTATCATATCTTTGTACAGCAAGATCAGGACCAAAAAACATTTGTTGTTTTGTGGCGTCTAAATTTTTATCTTTGTTAAAAACAGTTTTACTCATTATAGTCCTTTTTAGTTTCTATATCTCTTTCTTTATCTTCATAGAAGTAATCATTACTATCGCCAAACGCCCATTTCTCTTCTTGTTCACAAAAGAAATATCTAGTAGAGACTTGAAAGTCTGGTCTTTTTAATTCTTTAGGTGTTAAACTTTGTTCATACCATAACATTCTATTATTAGGTTGAGCAAAGAATTGACCATTATCTAACTTGCCAAAGTTATGTTGTTTATGTTCACTAGGTACTTCACTTGTACCTGTGTTTACGCCGTTAGGATCGCCATGACAACTATCTATTGTAAATAAGTATTCACCACCTATCTTTTTGCCACCCTTTAACATAATTTTTACATCACAATTTTTTAATAACGATTTAGACCACACTTGAATATTATTACTAAATCCATCCCATAGTTCTAGTGTGCCTAATTGCAATTGTTCTTCTTGTTTTATATCTTTTTTCCATACAAAAGCAGATATAGGAAACTTATCAAAACAAGCACCATAATCTGGTAAGTATGCCTCAAACATTAAAGCACGACCTTGTATTGATTTAACTGCTAATAAAACACATTCAACAAATTCTCCATGACCTTTTTCTAAATCATGTAAATATTCTTTTTTAACGAAACATTTTATATAAGGTATATTTGCTACAAAATTCATTATATTGTACAAGACTCACAAGCCTCGTCCTCCTCATTAGGTTTAACTTCTTCAGGTACATTATCAACAAATCCTATAGGATGTGCTGGTTCGTCTATATCATTCTTGCCGTCATATGTGTTTTGATAATATGAAGTCTTCCAACCAAGTTTATATGTAGTCAATAAGTCTTGTGCCATTACTGACACTGGTACTTGATTGTCTTCAAAATGTTCAGGATTATATGACCAGTTTCCGCTAATTGCTTGGTCAAAATACTTTTGCATTACTGAAACTATATTTATATATCCTTCCATTCCCTTCATATCCCATAATAACGTGTAATTATTTTTTAGTCTTTTGTAATCAGGCACAACTTGTTTCAGTGGACCTTTTTTACTTTTCTTAACACTTAAATAATCTCTAGGTGGTTCAATGCCGTTAGTAGCATTAGAAACCACACTAGAGGATTCTGATGGCATTTGGGCAGAGAGTGTGCTATGTCTTAACCCATGTTCTTTAATTTCTTTTCTTAACCACTCCCAATCGTATGTAAGTGATCTCTTGTTTACAAGTTCATCTACATCTTTTTTGTAAGTGTCAATAGGAAGAATACCATCGGAATATTTTGTTCTATCAAAGTATTCACATTTACCTTTTTCTTTAGCAACTTCTAAAGAAGACTTTAATAGATAGTATTGAAACGCCTCTGTTAGTTTGTCAACTTGACGCCATGCTAATTTTTGATCATATCTATAACCTTTTTTAGCAAGATAATGAGCAAGACCAATATAACCTATTCCTAAACTTCTTCTTGCCTTTGTAGATATTTCAGCAGCCCTAACAGGATAACCTTGATGATCTATTATTTCATCTAAAGCCCTTACTGATAAATCACATAGAGGTTCTAATTCGTCTCTCTTATCTATTTTACCTACATTGATAGCAGATAGAATACATAAAGCAATTTCTCCTTCACCGTCAATGTGTTGTACTGGATCAGTAGGTAAAGTTATTTCTTGGCATAAGTTTGACATTCTAACTAAATCTTTAAATGATGAGTGAGTATTACAATGGTCAATATTCATAATGTAGATACGACCTGTTTCTGCTCTTTCTTTTAGTATATCAAAAAATAGTTGTTGTGTTTTTATTTTCTTTTTAGTTACTGATAATTTTCTTTCTGCCTTTAGATATAGTTCGTCAAACTCTGGTGAACCCCACGCCTCATACAATTCAGGTACTTCGTGTGGCGAAAACAAAGTCATATCTTCATCATTAATAAATCTTTCATAAAATAGTTTTGATAACTGTATAGAATAATCTAATTTTCTAACTCTGTTGTCTTCACTACCTTTATTGTTTTTAAGAACAATAATATCTTCTATTTCTTGGTGCCAAATTGGAAAGTGTACTGTTGCTGATCCGCCTCGTACTCCGTTTTGGGTACAGCACTTAACAGTTGCTTCAAATTTTTTAAGAAAAGGAATAACACCCGTATGTTGAACCTCACCGCCTCTAATACGAGAGTTGATACCTCGGATTCTTCCTGCGTTAATTCCGATGCCAGCCCTTTGGGCAACATAACGCCCAATAGCCATGTCACTACTAAAGATACTAGGTAAAGTATCGTCAACGTCAACAAGGACACAACTAGCATACTGCTGAAGAGG